TACCATATCAATTCTGGGGATAACATGGCTATAAGTGTACAAACTATATTATCATCAAACCTGACAGGTTATGCAGGTAGTCAGGGTGACCCAGGCGGGTATACTGGCAGTGCTGGCTATACAGGTAGTAAAGGAGATCCGGGTGGATATACTGGCAGTCAAGGCTATGCCGGCAGCAGAGGACCATCTGGTGGATATACTGGTAGTCAGGGTTATCAAGGTAATCGTGGTTATACCGGATCATCTAGTGGTGGAATAACAACAGGTAAGGCTATTGCTATGGCAATGGTATTCGGAGGATAATTAAAATGGCAGCACCAAATATTGTTAATGTAACATCAATCGTAGCAGGATATGCAGCATCAGCGCCGGCTACTATAACACAAACTGTTTTGGTAAACAACCCAGATAGCAGTAACTCAGTGGTTAAAATTAATTCAGTTGTGATAACCAATGTAACATCGAGTGTAGCGAATTGTACTGTGGCTATCAATACCACAGCGGCAGGTAATGGTATTAATTATCGAATAGCCTATAATATCTATGTACCTCCTAATTCTAGCTTGCAATTAGTAGACAAGGGTAATTTCTTATATCTAACAGAAAATACCAGTTTAGTAGTTACTTCAGGAACAGCCTCCTCTTTGGAATATGTGGCAGTATACGAAACTATCACTTAAACTATATAGACTATGTCTAAGTTTTATAGAAAACTCATTACCGGAACTCCCTCATATAGCATCCCCGGTATCTACAGTGTAAAAGAACATCGCTATATACAATCAACTGCTTTTGGACTGTTAGGTGGTTTAGTTCCGATTACATATCTAGTGGTAGGAGGTGGAGGCATGGGCGGTTTGGGCGGTGTTGGAGGTCCAGATGGATCAATTTCCGGTACAGGTCTGGCAAATCCAGGGGCAGGAGGCGGAGCAGGCGGTGTTGTCACTAATGATTACACTAATCCTTTCTTATTAAAAGCCACTAGTGGAACAAGCCAGCTCCTAATAATAACTGTTGGAGCTGGCGGAGCAATGCCGGTGCGCGCACCGTCTAATCTTTCTGCCCTAATCGGTGGTGAGGATTCTTCCATAACCGGTGGAAACTTATATATTGTTGGTCTAGGTGGTGGTGGTGGTGGCAAGAGCAGCTATGCCGGCGCCACCGACCACGGTGGATCAGGTGGATCAGGTGGCGGCATGGCACCCCGGCCAGATTTTCAGTCCGCTGCGGACTATCCCGGGACGGGATTACAATCTACAAGCACCTGGGGTGGATTTGGTAATAACGGTGGCCTCGGGCCCAACGGCGGCGCAAATGGAATAGGTACGATGGGCGGTGCAGGCGGCGGCGGCGGCGCCGGGGCACCGGGAGGGGATGCAGATATAGGAACTTTTGGTAATGGTGGAGACGGGGGTAATGGATATATAACCTCGATAATCACCACATCACAAGCCACTACATTAAGTGTGGGAGAAGTCGTTGGTAATCAAGTTTATTTTGCAGGTGGTGGTGGTGGCGGAGAGGTATATCTTCCTGCTCTAACCGCCGTTGTCACTGGTTCTGGAGGCCAGGGCGGCCTTGGTGGGGGTGCAGGTGGCGGACAGTTTGTTGGTTCATTTGCTGGCACCTTCAACGGCAGACTGGCATTCCCAAACTCAGGTGGAGGTGGTGTGGGGACCGCAGTACGCACTAGCGTTGGAGCTCAGCTAGTTGGTACACCCGGTGGTTCAGGAGTCGTTATAATTAAATATCCAGATTACTATCCTGCCGCAGCAGAAGGTAGTGGTGCAACTGTGCTGGTAGAGAATGGATATAGAATATATACCTGGAAAACTTCAGGCACATTTAGATTAGATTTATAAACCATGTCTAGTTATCCACGCCACCTAATTGAAACCAGTACCTATGTTACCAGTGTGACTGAAGCACAGGGACTATGGAAACCCTGGGAACAATTACAAAATCGATATAACCATATTTGGCCAAATGGTCAAATTCCTGCTATGCAATATTTGGTAGTTGCAGGTGGAGGTGGCACGGGCGGCGCGATCCCAGCAGGTGGTGGCGCTGGTGGAATGGTGGTAGGAACCACAACATCTACTTTGCTTACCTTTCCATTAACAGTAACTATTGGTACAGGTGGTCCACATGTTGGCGCCGGTGTGACGATATCTAAAGGCCTAGACAGTGTACTGGGTCCTATTATTGCATTTGGAGGTGGTGCTGCTGGCACCAGCGGCAACGGTGGAAATGGAGGGTCCGGCGGTGGTGGTGGATTCGCGGTGGCGGCACCGCCTGGTGGATTAGCTACTCAGGTTAGTTATCCAACATACGGTGGCATAGGATATGGCAATAGAGGAGGTGCTGGCAATCCAGGCGGTGGTGGTGGTGCCGGTGGTGCCTCCGGTAATGCCAACGGTGATTTTGGCGCAGGCCGTGCATCGTCTATAACCGGAGTTTCAGTTACATATGCGGCAGGAGGACCAGCACAAGCGGGCAGTAGTAATGTAGTAGCAAATAGTGGTAATGGTGGTGGCGGTGGTTTTGCAGGGTCAACAGGGATAGTGGTAATTGCATATCCTATATGGTATCAAAAAATAAATGTAAACTCGGGATTGACATATACTTATAGTAATACCGCTAGATCCGGATATCATCTATTCAAATTCACTGCCGGGTCGGGCACAATAGATTTACCAACTTCCAATGTAAACTATTAAAATCAAGATCCTTGACACCGAGATCTAAAAGTGTATAATTAATAGCATATGAAACTCGCTATTATAGATATAATCGGTATACCGTATGATGGTAATACCGTTAATAATCAAGGACTAGGTGGCAGCGAAAGTGCTGTGTCATTGGTCGCACTGGAATTAGCCCAAATTGGATTCGATGTTACTGTATTCAATAATTGCGGAATAGATCACGCACAACCGGGAATATACGACGATGTCAAATATTGTCCATTGAATGAACTGGCTAATGATCATACTTTTGATATTGTTATAAGTTCTAGAACAGTAATACCATTTACTAGACCCGAAGACTATCCTAAACTAAATGACACTAGGGCATACCCATTCCAAAACATGGATATCTACAATAGGATATTGTCAAAGGCAACTATGCGTATCTTGTGGATGCATGATACATTCTGCCTAGGTGATAACTTAATTGAAGAACTAGCATTAAGTAATCGCATCACAGATATCTTTACACTAAGCGATTTCCACTTGACCTATGTGGCTAACTGTCATCATGGTAAACGTAGAAACTTTGAGGTACTGAAGAATAAGTTATTCATCACACGCAACGGTGCTCGTAACTATAAGAAAGAAGTAGACATTGCTGCTAAAGATCCTAACCTATATGTGTATAATGCTAGTGTGACCAAGGGTATGATACCATTGGTTAATCTCATATGGCCACATGTCAAAAGACATATACCTGCTGCTCGATTAAAAATCATCGGCGGCTACTATAGATTTAGTACCAAGGCTGAACCAGATCAACAAGAAAAAGATTGGCGTGTGATGGCGGCTGATCCTAAACTGGCCGACTTAGGTATAGAATTTACAGGTGTTATTCCACAGAAAGATATCGCAGAGATATTGACTAAGGCCAGCTATATGTTATATCCGGCTGCGTTTCCTGAAACATTTGGAATCAGCAGTTTAGAAAGCCTACTGTATAATACACCGTTGATTACTTGTAGATTCGGAGCACTGGAAGAAATTGCTCTAGAGAATGCTTGTTATCTAATTGATTATGCGATTGAACCTAATGGGTTATTTCCTGATATCAATGTGCCGGAACAGATTGAGAAGTTTGTCGCGATGACAGTACAGGCATATCATAACCGATATCTACATCAACAAAAACAATACTACTGTAACATTGTTAAAGATATAGCAGGTTGGGATAGCGTGGCATTACAGTGGAAACAGTTAATGGTCAAGCGACTGGGCAAATATCTATCTAGAGATGACTACCGTGCTGTATCAAAGATCAACCGCAGAGTACACAAGATATGGAATCGTAAATTCCATAACACGATTGAATTAGAAAACTACAAGACAGGTAAGGAACAACCCATTGCTATAGTCAGCCCATTCTATAATTGTGCTGATTACATCGCTCGTTGTATAACCAGTGTCTATACACAGGATTACGATAATTATCATCATATATTAATCGATGATGCCAGTACCGATAACACATTAGATATTGTAATGGCAACATTGAATATGTTACCCAAAGATATCAGAGCCAAGTTCACAGTTATATCAAATAAAGAAAACTTAGGCGCAGTTAGAAATCAAATACAAAACATTAGATCACTATTACCCGATGATGCTATTGTTATGTTATTAGATGGGGATGATAGTTTAACAAATGACAATACTGTGTTGTCTTATTACAATGCTATCTATGATGGTACTACAGAGTTTACATATGGTAGTTGTTGGAGCATGGTTGATAATATTCCATTGATCAGCCAACCCTATCCAGATGCAGTTAAACAAAGTGGCACATATAGGCAACATCATTTCAATTGGATACTGCCCTATACACATCTAAGAACATTCCGTAAAAAACTATTAAACAACATCGATGATAGTCAATTCCAAGATGCCGATGGCAACTGGTTTAAAGCAGGTGGGGATGGTAGTGTATTCTATGCATTGATAGAAGCAGCAGATCCTGACAAGGTAAAATGTCTACAAGATATTGTATACAATTACAACGATGCAAGTCCAATCAATGACTATAAAGTCAATGCTGAAGAACAAAATAAAAACGCACAACAGATAATAAAAAAAATGACTGAACCAAAAAAAAAGATATTAATAGCGATACCCACAGCTCGTAACATTGAGCCAGATACATTTAAAAGCATATACGATCTAATAGTTCCAGAAGGCTACGAAACAACATTCCAATACTTCTATGGATACAATGTTGATCAAGTTAGAAATTTAATTGCAGATTGGGTAGTTAATGGATACGACTACTTGTTCTCAGTGGATAGTGACATTGCCTTTTCACCCGATACTTTAGTTAGATTATTAGCACATGATAAAGAAGTAGTATCGGGTCTTTATATACAACGCAAGCCCGGTCTTCATGTATTAGAAATTTATGAACATACTGCAACTGGTGGTGTTACCAATATGCCCTACGGTAAATTAAAAGGTCGCTCATTGGTAGAGATAGCAGGATGTGGATTTGGTTGTGTATTAGTCAAAGCAGAAGTAATGAAGGGTATTGGATATCCACAGTTCAAGTATTATAGTGCGATCGATCATAATAACACAGTTTCCGAGGATGTTGATTTCTGTAGAAAAGCCAAAGATAAGGGTTTTAGAATTTGGGCAGATCCCAATGTACTATGCCGTCATACAGGAAGTTTTACATTTAATGTAGATACCGCCCTACCTGCAATAGAAACAACCCCAGTAGTTGATACCAATGCTCGTCTACGGGAACTAGGAAGCCAACGATTGATTCCAAGTGCTCATGTTGATTATCTAGCTCACTTAAAAGCATTAGGATTTGAACCCAAGGTTATTTACGATGTAGGTGCATGTGTATTGCATTGGACCAACGAAGCACAACGCATATGGAGTGATGCTGAGTACATTGCATTTGAAGCAATGGACAGTAGTGAATTTTTATTTAAAGAACGGGGCATGAAGTATCATATAGGTGTGCTGAGTAATGAAAGTGGCAAGGAAGTTGACTTCTATCAGAATAACTATCACCCTGGCGGTAATAGTTATTACAGAGAAAATGAAGATGTTAATCCCGAAGCACCTGAATACTTTAACGAATCGCATCGTCGTAGATTAAGAACCATTACACTAGATGCGGTAGCTAGTTTAAAACAGTTTCCGCTACCCGACTTACTCAAGATGGATGTACAAGGTGCAGAGCTAGATGTTCTTAAAGGTGCTGTGGAAACATTGAAATCAGTCAAGCATGTTATCTTAGAATTACAGGTAGTTGAGTATAACAAAGGTGCTCCACTAAGAGACGAAGTTATCGCTTACATGGATCAGCAAGGATTTGAATGTCGAGGATTGTTCAGTAATAACGGTCCTGACGGTGACTATCATTTTGTTAAAAGATAATGTATATTCGTGATCAGCTGGTTGACAATATAGGTCCGTGGACTGTCAGTGATATCAGTGCAGGTGAAGGTACTTGGGATATCATAGTACAAGGGTGGTATGAGATATGCAGCAATCTAAATAGAGTATCAAAATCATTTGGCACAGTTGTGCAAGCCGGCGGTCACCAAGGACTGTACCCTAGATGTTTAAGTGAAATATTCAAAGAGGTTTATACATTTGAGCCCCACCCTACAAATTTTGCTTGTCTATCTGCTAATTGCTCTAAAGACAATATACATAAATTTAATTCTGCATTAGGAAAACAACCTGGTACAATTATATTAGAAGAAGTAGGTACCACAGGACAGCATAGGATATGGGATGAAACAATCAATAGGCCTGTTTATCCTATCTCGGTACAACAGCGTATACCAGTTGCTGTCACAACAATAGACTCTTTACAATTAAAAGAATGTTCTTTGATATTGTTAGATGTTGAAGGGCATGAGCTTGAAGTGTTAACAGGTGCCGTAAATACAATCAATCAATACCATCCTGGAATAATCGTAGAGCGTAGTTTCTTTGATTCAACCACAGCAGAAGTCGATGAATGGTTAAGGGCTCGTGGTTATATATTAGTACATCGTACGGAAATGGATAGGTATTACATAAATAGTAGTACTTAACAAAGGTATTACCATGAAGAAATTATTTAGCATTGCTCTACTGCTTATAGCAGGTTTAGCAAGTGCATGGGATCAGCGTCCCCCACTATCCCCACAAGCATGTCAAATTCATAGTCCATATGGTTTCGCTCAAACACAAAGAGCAGCACAGCCAATTTGTAGGGAAGCCTATTTGGTAGCATATGATGCCCCTGTAAAGATTCCAGTATATGTTGCGTATACATTGCTGCCACAAAACGCCATAGGATGCTGGCCTCGTACAAATGCTTTCGTAGCAGATCAAAGTGTCAAGGGCGGTGCTCGTCCAGATGACTATGCAGGTACAGGCTACGACAAAGGACATGCGGCTCCCGACGGTGATCTATCGTGGAGTCAGCAAGTGGAGTATGAAAGTTTTTTGATGACAAACATGTATCCCCAGGCCGGAAGCCTAAATCGTGGGATCTGGAAATTACTGGAAACTTCAGTTCGTGGGTGGGCGGTACAACTGAATCAAGGATTTACGATATACGTTGGCGCTATATATGGCGCTGGTGACAAGGTTATTGGCAATGGTGTTATAGTTCCACACAAATACTATAAGATAGTAATCAATAATAACACAGGTGCCATAGCAGGATGGATGTTTCCACATACCGCACCTTACCCTAACTTAGGTAATGACCTAAAGATATTCCGTGTACCAGTTAATTTAATTGAACAAGAAGCAGGGGTCAACTTTGCTTTCCCTCCTAATGCCAACGAGTTAAATCCTGGACAAGAATGGCCTGTAGACTTTGGAGCGTTGACAAATGCCAAACGAGCTAAATGTGGTAAAAATGCAGACTAACCCCGATGATTATCCGGTATACCCGGAGGACGATGGAACGGACAAGACCCGTAATCCATATAGTCCAGTATAGAACCCACCTTAGGGCACGTTAGTCGTCACGGTTATAGGCGTCCGCGCAATTGAACTTCCAGGCGTACTTGGAGCCAGATAAAGTAACTGGCACTAAATACATATTATGAAGATTACAGAGTTACTAATCGAGGGTAAAGAATCACGGACAACATTCGTTGATATGTTCAAAAAGTTCTTGCCTCTAGCTATGGAAGTTTTAGAAATTGATAGACTACCTAAAATGAACTTTGAGCCTGATATACAAACAGGTACAGGTAATCAACCAAGCTTCGGGATGTATGTCAATGGTGAGAATACTTTACATGTAGCTATTCTCGATCGCCATCCTGTAGATATTTTACGCACAGTTGCACATGAATTAGTTCATTTTAGACAGGATATGCGTAATGAACTAAACGACGAAAGTGGTGCTACTGGAAGTCCTGAAGAAAATCAAGCACATGAGATAGCAGGCGTTATCATGCGTCACTTCAATAAACGCTATCCCGAATTCCTACGCAGTCGCCCGATCTAAGCGGTCATAAAAAAGCCCCACTCTATTGTTGGGGCTCCTGGACTACGTCCTACATATTATTATTTATATTATTTTTTAGCTGTAGCGCCTGTATTAACAAAGCTATACATCTTTTCTGCTGTTTCTAATACTTTGTCAAGTCCTGGAAATTCTGGCATATCTACTCGAGTAACCACTTGTCCAGTCTTTTCGTCCTTAGCAACTGACATTTCCCATCCGCGGAATTTAGAGTGATATTCTTCACTAACAAGACCTTTGGCCATGTCTAGAATATCTGTACGGATTTCATAACCGTTCTTGTTGAATTTTACTTCAGGTAGTTTTGGTATTGTTGTTGACATAATTTTCTCCTTGTGTGTGTATGTCTTAGGCGGTGGCCCTTTTGGCCCGAGCAGTCTTAGCCTCAACTGCTTCTTCTTTCTTTGGAAACCATTTATCAGCCATGGAATCCATAGAATACTTTGCGATGTCAGTAAAGTTGTGTGACAACATTTTAGCAAACTGTGTCTGAGCATCGATATATTCGTGTGCTGCCTTGTTCAGTGTAGGATCAGTGATGATCTTATCTGTTAGGCCTCGCTTGGTTTCTTGGAACGCTTCGATATGTGCGTCGAGTGTTAGATATGGTGCGAATAGTTTAAACATTTTATTTCCTTGTGTATGTGTGTAGCAGTAATTGTACTGTACTATTATTTATATAACAACCTTATCGGCTATTTAAATTCTATCTTCATGATTCTTTGAGCACCTGCGTAATCGCCGCGATGTGCTAGATGTGTGGCAGCTCGTGCGCGGCCCATGTCACCTAAAAAATTATAGATTGCTTGTAGTATTTTCATGATTACCATCCTCTGCGTGAATGCATTAATTCAAATTGTCGAGTCAATCGATCTACATCGCAGCCATTTTGTGGTGCGTTTTTAACGATATATTC